CCCTGCTGCTGAAGCAACCGCTGCAATTTTAAGAATAGCATAGGAGATAAATTATGACTACCCCACTTGCAGGATGGGGGCGGTCAACCTGGAACAATGCTGCTTGGAACCAAGGTGGTACTGTTGACGCCACAGGTGTTAGCCTCACATCCAGTGTCAATGATGTTGGTCTAGTATTAGACATAAACGTAACTCCTTCAGGAGTAAGCGTTACTACGTCTACAACTATACAAATTAGAGAAGGATGGAATCGAGGATTAAATGTCAGTGATGCCAATCTTTCTAGTTTTGGTTGGGGTAATGGTGCATGGGGCAACGGCAATAATACTGTTTCCGTAACTGGTATTGGTCTTACTTCTTCTTTAGGAGAAGAGACTGTTACTGGAACAGCAGCAATTACACTTCCAAGTGTTGCATTAACAAGCACTGTTGATGATGTAACAGTAACTACTTTTGCTTTTGCATTTCCTTCAGGTAATGCATTAACGACTTCTTTAGGTACTGAAACAGTTGCTACTGATCAAAATATATCTGTAACTGGTATAGCAATGACTTCATCATTAGGTGATGAATCAAGCTCGGTTACAAAAACAACTGGTTGGAACAGAGATCACGACATTAATACAGGTGCTTCTATTGGTTGGGGCGATCAACAATGGGGTGCTACAGGCTTATCTCAAGCTCTAACTGGACAAGCGTTAACAGCGTCTTTAGGCACTGAAACAATAACCACTGATCAAAATATATCTGTTACAGGCAATGCAACTACTTCGTCTATAGGAACATTCTCAATATCAGGTGATTCACAGGTTACTGTTGTTGCAGCTAGTGAACCTGAACTTGATATTTTTGTAGGAACTGCAGTATCAAGTATAGGAAAAACAGCATTTCCTAGTGGTAATCAATTAACAGGATCTTTAGGCACTGTTTTAACCTCTATTGAATTAACAGGTATTGGCATGACTTCATCACTAGGTGAAGAAACGCAAGAAACGAGCTATGAAGCACCTAGTGTTCAAGCTGTTGCTGATCGTGGTAATCTTACTATTACTATAAGTGTAGACTTTACTCCAACTGGAGTTTCTGCTACAAGTACAACTGGAACTTTACAAGGAACCTTCTGGAACCAAGTAGATGACTCAAACAGCTCGATAAGTTGGACGGAAGTTCATAAAGCTGCATAAAAGTTTTGACAAACTTTATTTTAACTAATAATAATTATATAGGAGATTAAATGAGTTCAACATATTCAACAAGTTTGAGAATAGAGCTTCAAGCTACTGGTGCAAATTCAGGAACTTGGGGAACTATTACGAACAACAACTTTTCGCAGTCTTTAGAATTTGCAATCGCTGGTGTAGTCAACGTTGCGTGTGGAGATGCGGCTGTGACCACACTAACAAATGCTGATGGTCCACAATCACAAGCAAACAACCAAGCAAGAAATGCTCATATAAGACTTACGGGTGCACATGGTGCAGTAAGAATAGCACAATTCCCAGCTACACAAAAAATTTACTTAATTACTAATGCAACTACTGATTCAGGATCTTCAGGACCTTACGCAATGACTGTAAGACTTGGAGCTTCAGGAAACACTTTATCTATTGCAAATGGTGCTACTAGACTCGTAGCTACAGACGGTACTAACTGGTACGATATTTTTGCTGCTGGTGGTCAATACGGAGGTTCTTTCTTAGCTGATGGAACTGTCGATGTTAATGGAAAAGAATTAATTTTAGATGCTGATGCAGACACAAGTTTAACAGCAGACACAGATGATCAAATAGATGTAAAAATAGCAAATATAGATGTCGCTGAATTAACCACTCAAAACTCTGGTGATTTAGTTATAACTACAGCAGTTCAAGATAAAGATTTTGTTATCAAAGGAGATGATGGCGGATCAGGAATTACAGCATTAACAATAGACATGTCTGATGCTGGAGCTGCAGCATTTCTTTCAACTGTAACTGCTACTCAAGGTATTTTCACAGCAGGAGCACAAGTTAAAAATGGTGCTACAAGCGCAGGTTTTATAGAGTTTTTTGAAGACTCTGATAATGGTACAAACAAGGCTACTTTAATAGGTCCTGCTGCAACAGCTGATGTAACAATCACAATGCCAGCACAAACAGGAACAATGGTTGTTTCAAACACAACAGCTGGTAATGATGTTCAATTAGATTCTTTAGGTATTGCGACAGCAGCTTCAGGAACAGCGGGAGAGATTAGAGCAACAAATGACATTACTGCTTTTTATTCTTCTGATGCTTCTCTTAAAGAAAACATAGTTAATATTCCTTCACCAATGGATTTAGTTTCAAAATTAAATGGTGTTCTATTTGATTGGAAAAAAGATTACATAGATCAAAGAGGCGGAGAAGATGGTTATTTTGTTCGTAAAAAAGATGTAGGAGTTCTTGCACAAGATGTAGAAAAAGTTTTACCAGAAATAGTAGGAACAAGAGATGATGGAATTAAAGCTGTTAAATATGATCGTTTAACTTCTTTACTTATTGAGTGTGTAAAAGACTTGCAAGGACAAATAGATAAACTAAAAAGGAGTTAATAATGCCTACTCCCAGTGCACCTAATGCAATATCACTATCAGACGTAAATGACGAACTAGGTAATTCATCAACTGCTCAACTTAATATGAGTGCTAGTGCAGTTAGAAATTTAGCAGGAATTGGTTCTGCTCCCGCAGCAATAACTATGGATGATCTTAGAGGCGTATCTGCCGAATATGATATAGATTATTTATCAGTTGCAGGTGGAGGATCTGGTGGAACAGCTGAAGGCTTTACAAACGGCACGACAGGTGCAGGTGGAGCAGGTGGTATGCTTACAGGCACATTTACAGGAATTACCAGTGGAGGAACCCTTACAGTCACCGTAGGTGGCGGAGGAGGGGCTGCTTCTGGAGGACAACAAGATGGAAGCAATGGATCAGCTTCTGGAATAGCTTCACCTTTAATAACAAACGTTACTTCCGTTGGAGGCGGAAAAGGCGGAGGTGGTGGAAGCAATGACCCTGGTGGTGTCGGTGGTTCTGGTGGATCAGCTTCAAGTTTTCCTGGAACAGGAAATGCTGGTGCTGCTGGTACATCTGGTCAAGGCAACGCTGGTGGACAATCAAATACAGATAACAACCGTGGTTCTGGCGGTGGCGGCGGAAAAGGCGCTGTTGGAGGAAACTCTTCAGGACATTCTGCACCAGGTGCGGGTGGCGCTGGAGGATCAAGCAGTATTCAAGGAGGCTCAGTAACTTTTGCAGGTGGCGGAGGTGGCGGAGGCTCTAGTAGTGACAGTGGCGGTGGCGGTGGTTCTGGCGGTGGCGGTGCTGGTGGAAAAACTAATACTGGACAATCAGGAACTGCAAACACAGGCGGTGGCGGTGGCGGTGCTGGAAATAATGCTGGTGACACATCAGGCGCTGGTGGTTCTGGCGTTGTAATTTTAAGCGTACCTACAGCAAATTATTCAGGAACAACAACAGGTTCTCCAACAGTAACAACAAGTGGAACTAATACCATTATTAAATTTACTGGTTCAGGAACCTTAACAACTTAGGATTATGTATGGCTCATTTTGCACAAATAGACGATAACAATATTGTAACAGGAGTTTTCGTTGTTAATAATGATGTTATTACTGATGAGAACGGAGATGAACAAGAATCTCTTGGCCAAACTTTTTTTCAAAACCATCATGGTGATACTAAAACATATAAAAAATGTTCGTATAACACAATACGAAATAAGTATTGGTCTGATATACCTAATGGAGTTGAAGGAGATCAAAGTAAAAAATTAAGAGCTAATTATCCTAGTATTGGATGGACATATGATCCATCAGCAGATGTTTTTTATGCACCTAAACCTTTTCCTTCTTGGGTTTTAGACACAACAACTTATACGTGGAAAGCTCCTACTGATCAACCAGCAGGTAATCCTAGTGATAATTTTGATTGGAAATGGGATGAATCATCAACAAGTTGGGTAAAAGATCCTCCTGAGTAAATCAAAACCAATTAAAATTAATTACTCCTCTCACTTGTGAATCTGTATGCGTAGATCCTGCGTGTAAAACTTTTGTTGGAAAAATAACTATTCTATTTTCTACACAATTAACTTTCTTATTATTTTCAAAAACAGATGGACCATTTGTTGTGTTTAAAAAATATATGGCCGTCTTCATTTGATTTAAACTTAAATCATCATTATAATCTTGATGTAAGCCATAAGGTTTTACTTCAGTTTCTTTTATAGTTAAATTTGCTTTTACTCTTTTTATAGCGTTTGGTTGTAAAATTTTAAAGAAAGGAAGCAAGTTATTATAGTAAGCACTATTTGGAATAAAATCATAATAAAACATATGAGTAAATTGTGTAACACCATCATCTATAACTTTGTTGTAATTTAAAAACCAAGGGAATTCACTTTTATTTAATAATGTGTCTTGCAAATCTTTAAATATTTTTTTATCTAAAAAATTATCTATTACTCGTATTTCGTCATGTTTCATTACTTCAATATCAAACATTAAAATACCCACGATATATAAGTGTAACGAGTTCCTTTAGTAACAGGTTCTACTTTATGAGGAAACATAAAAGAAGAAGGAAAGATTAAGACCTGACCTGCTTTTATTTTATATTCTTTTTTATCAAACATAATAAATTCTCCACCTTCATAATTATTATTTAGAGAACCTAAAACACTTAAAAAAGGAACACCTTTTCTTTTACCATCAAAGATAGAATGAATATGGTCACAATGAAAAGCCATTTTTTTATTTTTTTTATATCTGTTAAATCTTATACCAGTATATGCGTGCCACTGACTAAACCACGGTGTATCTATTTCTTTTAAATATTTTTGCAAAGAAAACCATATGTTTTTCATAATTGTATTTTTTTCTTCTCCTAAAGATTGTCCGTAAGATAAAACAGACAACTCATCTTTGCCTGATCTAGTTTCTACTTCTTTTAATGATGGATGATAAAAAGTATGCTGTTGCCAATCCTTACTTTTATTAATATTTTTTATACAACTTTTACAAATACTTTCATCAATAACGTCATATGTTTTTACAAACTGATATAAAAATTTATTATTGTAATTAATCATAATATCAATTCTGTTAAACTTTTTGTATCACCTAGTGTTCCCTTTATGTACGTATTAAAAGCCAAACTTATTCTTTCATTATTACCTTTTTTTATTCTTACACGATGAGGAGTGGTAGAAGGAAAAAGCATTAACATTCCTGTTTTTATTTTATAGTTCCAATTAGCGGAATTAAAAAGACCGTAGGTATGAGGATTCATTAATATATTTTCTAATGGTTGTCTTCTTTCCAATACAATGCTATCAAATTCTTGATCAGCTTTTATATAAAGAACTCCTGACACAAAAGAATTTTGATGTGAATGTAAATGATGAAACTCATTATTTTTTGTATAGTTAAGCCATGATTGAGTAATATAAAGTTTTAAATCTTTTTTCTTCGGCATGTAAACTTTTTGAAAATATTCATTGATGTGTCTTGTTAAAAGACTTTTTAATTGTTGAAAAGGTTTTGTGTTTAAAACATAAGTATTATTACTTGTAGTATTTCCAACGTTTCCATAACAATTTTTTTTATGATTATTAACAGCTCTTAACTCTGATTTAGTAAATTTTTTTACGTCAAATGAATAGTAAATAGGTACAGGGAAAATACCATCTATAGAGTAATCAAAAGTTTTCATTAATAAATTGTATTACCTGTTGTAAAAGGAGTTGAATAAGTTCTTTGTAAACCTGTTATAGGAGTAGATATTTCATTAAAAAAAACAATTAATGTCAACCTGTCTTGATCAATATTTGTATCAAATTTACCTGCTCCATGCCACATGTGACCATCAAAACCAATACATCTGTTAAATAAGTTTTTAAAACTAGCAGTTTCAATAAAAAGAGAATTGTTTAATTTATGAACTTTATTAAAAAACTTTTTTTCTTTTTCTGTCATTTCAACATTATCTTTAATTTTTTTATAATATAATTTTTTTGCTGATGCATAGTCATTTGGAATTGTTTTAGCACCATCTTTTTGTTCGTAAAAAGAAGTACCTGAATTTAAATCAGCCAAAGGTGAAAGATAAATAATAAAAGTGTGATTAACGGGATAGTCAGTGTGAATCCACCCCTCTGTATACTTGGTATTAATAATTTGAAAATGAGCATTTGCTTGATAATAAAGATGTTTCATGTCTTCTTCGTTATGATGAGCTCTTAAATACTTTATACAAATGTAAGAAAAAAAATCTGGATTAATAATATGCAACGGTTGTGATCTATATCCAGGCCACCTTCCCTCCTCATCAGCTTCATAAGATAAAGTATTTGCATAATTAACTATTGAACTAGGGTTTTCAAAAAAATTATCTATACAAGTTAGGGGATATTTAATCATTTGGATCTTCTCCAGGATTAACAAAATAAGTTAAATCACCTATTTTTTCGTTAGATAAAATTGCATCTTGTAATTTAAGATAAATTTTATGAGTAGTTTTATTTACAACTTCAGCAGGCTGCTCAAAGTTTAAACTGTGTTTAATGTATTTTTGTGTTCTTTTTTTAGTAAAAAGAATTATAGATCCAGGAGTTAAATTAACAGAAAATTTTGGCTGAATAGTTATTGCTCTAACATCATTTCCGTAAAAAACTTTAACACCTTCGTAATTAGATTTTTTATATTTTAAGTCTTTTAGATAATTTACTTCTTCCATTATTATAATTGCATTCTTTGATTATTAGAATCAAAAATACTTAAATTACCTGCAACAGATACTCTTTCTCCTTTTGTTTTATAAGGAATTACAGCGTGCATTAAATTGTGTGGAAACAAATATAACTCTCCTACTTGTGGTAAAAAACTATGTCCGTTATTAACCCACCAATTACTTTCACCATAATAAAAATCAAGAGCTCCTGGTCCCGCTGAACTTCCTTGATATTTACTTCTTTCTTTTTCAAGATTTGGAACTTTTACAAATAAAACAAAAGACAAATGACAATTAGTGTGAACATGGATAGGATTAAATTCATGTTCTTTCATAAAATTAATCCATAAATTATCTAATTTAACATTTTGTAAAGCATTAATAGAAAAGGTTTCTCCTGCACGTCGAGGAGACCAATTCTTCATAAAATGTTGTAAATACCCTTGAGCTAACTTAACGATATGTGGTTCAAATGATGCTACAATATCATCAGAAAAATAATATTCTTTTTCTATGACTCCCGCTAAATCTTTTCTTGCATCATTATTTTTTTGTTTTCTCCCTGCTCTTAACAACTTGTCAGTAATTTGTTTACTAACATTAGTTCTAAACAACAAAGGTCCCCAATAAAAATAATTAAAACTTATCTCTTCCATTCTTTTTTCTGTCTCTTTCATAACATAAATTTGCTGTCAAGAAAACAATTATAAAAAGATTACTTGATATATTCTGTCCACATGTTTAAATTAGATCTCACCCAAAAATTACAAATCAAGGAGATATTATGGAAAATCAAGAAGTATTGAAGGCTATAGCTACCCTTGCTGATAAGGTGAGCAGATACCACGAACGTTTATTAGCAGTTGAAAGAGAGAATGAAAAATTAAAGAAAGAATTATTAGAACACAAAAAAGGCCCTCATATACATACAATTCAAGGTAAGCCACATAACTCCGATGCAACAGTTATGGTAACAGGTTTAGATTCTGATTTGGAATGTGAAGCTTGTAGTGCTTAATTATTCAGGTGTTTCACCTAACATGTCTGCTAAAGAAGGAGCAAATACTTTTACATCTCTTCTAATTTTCTCAGCTGTTGTAGATGTCCCTGGATTATCAACATCAGCTTGAGCTGCAGCTTCTGATTCATACTCTGCACCCGTGTCAACGTGTGTGATAGTAGTTTCTGTTTTTACTTTATAATGTGGAATTCTTCTTCCGTCTTCGGTCGTAATGTGACCTAATAATTCAGCAGGTTCAACTATTGGCATCGTCTTTTCTCCAATTTATATTAAAACTAATAATAACTCTGTCTTTATCAGAATTATTTGTTTGTACTTCATGTTGTAACCATGATGGAAAAAAAATCAAGGAATTTTCAACAGGCTCCCACTGTACACTGTGAGCTAGGTGTATAGAGGCTTTATCTGTTTTTGGGGGTGATAGTACCTCTGACTGTGGTTTAGGCTCTAGAAACACAATATTTCCGCATTTTTTAGGAGCTTTTAAATAAAATACGCCCGATAAATAGTTATATGGGTGTGTATGTACGTTGTTTCGTGATCCTGGTGGATTTATCATACCCCACATACCAGTTATTTCAGGATTATAATTATCTTTAACATCCATGTGATTAAAACAATCTTTTGCATATTTAAGAATATCGTCAACTAAAGGTCTAAACTTTTTAATATTATGTATTTCATCATCACTATGCCAGCCACCAATATTAGAACGGGGCATTCCTTTTTTATCGTTTTGTTTTATTTGATAAATACTATCGACTAAGTGATCGTGGCCCGTTAACTCTAAAGAAAAAACAGGTGTAATAAATAAAGAGTGAAGATTAATCAGAGCTGTCCTTTTGTGATCTCCATAAAACTAGCTATTATATGCACTTGATTGGCAGCGTTAGCTTGAACTTTCATAACATCACTTTCTTGTAAAACTAATGGCTGTTCTAATAATTCTGTGGTTGTTTTTGTAGCAAGACTTTTTTCTTTAAATATTTCAAAAGTAGCTGATGATCTCAAGACTTCTATATCAAGAAGAGTGGTATTAGCTGAATCATTACAAACCAAAATAGATTTAACAACTGCTGTTGTAGGAGGAACTGGTGGTGCTGCACCAGGATTAGCTGTTGGCACAGTAATTAAAGTTGTTAGGTCTGTCGAATTAACATCCAACATTGCGCTTTTAAATGTATTAGCCAAAGAAAAAAGCCTCCTGCTCTGATTGTTCTTTTAAATCTTGTTGATAGTTTGTATTTAATAAAAGAATAATTTGATCTAATAAACTTATCATTTGATCAAATTGACTAGCATCATATTCTGGGGTTGCATTTGGTAATCTGGTTATATTAATTTTAGCCATACTATCTTTTAGAATAAATTAGGCTTAAAGTCATTCTAAATTTAGGCCCCTTTATGGATTGTGGTCTAATTGTGTGTGGAATAGAGCCGTCAAACAGTAATATTCTACCTGGTATAAAAGATGAAGCAAAATCAATTTTTTGTAAATTTAAGGGGTCATAAAATAATGTTTCACCATACCACCCATCTTTCCAATCCAAGTTCACATAATATAATGCTATCTGTTTATCCCAATGTGCGTGAATATAATGCACGTCCTCAGACTTTACTAAGTTAATTATAATATTCTCAAGGTGTTTATTTTGAAACCAAAGTGTTTCTTCTATACAATCTTCAATACACGGAAGTATATTTTCTTTTGATAAATCTTCTATAGACCATTGTGAAAATAAATTAGGTTCACTTTCTTTCTGAACTGCATCTTCCCATCCTAATTTGTAAAAAGAATTATGTGCTGAGTTATATATTTCTTGTCTTGTTTTAAAAGATACTTTGTTATCAAATATTTTTATTTTTCTATCTTCTTCCATCAGGTCTGAGTTGAAGCTTAGTAGAACCAAGTCTCCAAGGTGTATCATTCACTGTATTTGTTTCGTATTTAATTTTTACTGCTCTTCCTCTACCTCTTACATCAATTTTCTCTGTAGTGCTAGAAATAGTTCCTGAAGTTGTTGTAGTGTTGGTTGATTGTGGATATTGTTCTAAAGTTAAAGTAGCAGTCATATTATTAGTTAAATTATCAAAATCAGGAACTAACTTACTTACAGACATAAGCTCATCACCATCGCCAATCTCAACAGATCCTGTGGTTAAAAAAGCAGAAATAGCTGTGCCATCTGCTTGGTTATTGCCTGACTCATGTTCATAAATATAAGATGCGCCTGCTGTTAAACCTAATATAGTAGATGCATTTGCTGTCACACCTGTGTCGTATTCTGTAGCGATAGGACTTTCATATACATAAGCACCAAGCCACGTGGTTCTACCAAGACTAATTGTGTACCAAGTGTTTTCTAAATAATTATAAGCAACACCTCTATCTATCTGTGTAGCGTTTGCAGAAGGATAGTACCAAATAATTTCATTGTAAGCTGTATTTAATCCAACAGCAATATCATTTTTATTTGTATAACTTAAACTATCAAATACAAAATCTTGCACAGAACAAGGCATTTTTTTAACAACACCATCATACGTATAGAACGCATCATCTGACATCCAATATGCTCTACCATTAACCTCGATTGCTGCGTGTTGTGCTATTAATCCACAGTTAGCACCGAGTTGTCTCATACCAAAAGTAAAAGGTGTTCCAATAAATTGAATACCATGAAGTGATGTATCGGTCCAAACAAGTATTTGACCTGAAGATTTTACAGCGCCCATGATTCTTGAACCATCAGATATACGCAATGAACCAGCTTCATTAGTAGCTGTTGGTGTATAATCTGTAGCGTCTTCTCTGTCCGAAAATCTAAAAAATAAATCGTCTTGTGTTGAAGTGCTACCTATAGTTGTTTCTGTTCCAAATATAAGTAAATGTCTTGTGTCTGTAGAGACTAAACTAAATCTAGATGCTGTCGGTGCGTTTGATAAAGCGGTAGCTATGTTGCTGGTCCCAGATGAAGTATCCCAAATAAAAGTGCCGCCATTTAAAACAGTTGCAATTAAATCCTCACCAAAGGTATCTAAAGACCATTGACGAGCTGCTAAAACAACACCTGAAGAAGATCTAGCAGTGTCCCACGTGCTTGACCCCCATGTTTCTGTGCCCCATCCGTATCCAAATGTAGATGTAGCTGGACCTATTGTTATTTGATATTTAGCGTTTCCTGATCCTCCACCTCCTGATGTGGAGCCAGAGGCAGTGCTTGTATGTGTAACAGTGTAAGTATTTGCAGTTGGCACTGTTAAAATTTCAAATTCCTGATTCATATCCAA